TGCATATAGAGGATATGCGCTCAAGAATCGGTATTGATGTGGCGAAAAGCTCCATGTCAACATACATTTACACCCGCAGGTATCTTGGAGAATTTATTCAAAAACGATTCAAGACAAGTGATGTCGCTTTTGGTCAGTTGAATGAACACATTCCTTGGGAGTTTCAGAATTATATTCTGAAGGACAAAGGACTTGCGGTAGATACGGCAAGACATTATCTGGCCATCCTGAAGAAAATCTGCCGGATGGCATTTAAGGAAGGATATGCGGAAAAGCGTTATTTTGTGAATTTCAAACTACCCCAAGAGCACCGTAAACCACCACGGGCTTTGAGCCGCGAAGATTTTGAGAAGATCCGTGATGTCGTAATACCACCGGAAAGAGTCACTCATAACATAGCCAGAGATTTATTCCTCTTCGCCTGTTATACAGGAGTTCCATATGCGGATGCGGTTTCAATTACCCGAGAGAATATATACAAGGATGATAAGGGCGATTTGTGGTTAAAGTATCTGAGAAAGAAAAATGATTATCAGGCACGCGTCAAATTGCTGCCGGAGGCTATCGCTCTAATAGAAAAATATCGTTCGGATGAGAGGGAAGAGCTTTTCCCGATGATACACCATCCCAATATGCGACGGCACATGAAAGGTTTGCGTGATTTGGCTGGCATAAGTTGTGATTTGGTCTATCACATGGGAAGACATACCTTCGGAAGTTTGATAACCCTTGAAGCTGGTGTTCCCATCGAAACGATCAGCAAAATGCTGGGCCATACTAATCTGACTACTACCCAGCTTTATGCAAGGGTAACTCCTAAAAAACTTTTTGAGGATATGGACAAATTCATCGAAGCAACGAGTGATATGAAACTGGTATTATGAAATCAAAAAAGAAAGAATCATGAGAAGTACATATAAGCAACTGTATTATATAAACCGTGGTAAAGTCAAAGCTGACGGGACCACATCAATCATGTGTCGTATTACAATAGACGGAAAGGCTGCTGCATTATCGACCGGGTTATATTGTCGGCCGGAAGAGTGGAACAGCAAGAAAGGGGAAGTCAAAAACAACAGACTGAACGGGATGCTTTGTGAATATAAGAAACGCGTAGATAAAACTTATGCTGAGCTGTTGAAAGTGAACGGCGTTATCAGTGCGGAACTTCTGAAAATAGCCATGACAGGAACTGCCGACATCCCGAAGTATATATTACAAGCAGGGGAAGTGGAACGGGAAAATCTGAAAATCCGTTCCATTCAAATAGATTCAACTTCCAGTTACCGACAATCAAAAATGTATCATTACTATCTTGGCGAATACATCCGTTCTCTGGGTAAGGAGGACATGCTTTTTACAGATATAACCGAAGAGTTTGGCATCAATTATATTTTATATCTGAAAACAAATTACCCTCATAAGCCATCATACCGGAATCATTGTCTTTGTTGGCTGAAACGTTTGGTCTATCTAGCCGTAGATAACGGAATCTTGAGGTATAATCCTTTGGATGATATAAAATATGAAAAGAAGGCACCCACAAAGCTCATGTATATAAGCAAGAAACAACTTCAGGAGATAATGAGCAGCCCTAAGCCTGATCCATTACAAGAACTGGCAAGAAGAACCTTTATATTTTCATGTTTTTGCGGTTTAGCTTATGTTGATGTACGTAATCTCTATCCGCATCATATAGGTACAACTGCAGAAGGGCGGAAATATATCAGAACTTATCGTAAGAAAACAAGCGTTGAGTCATTTATACCATTGCATCCGGTCGCAGAGCAGATAATTTACTTGTATAATACGACAGATGACAGTAAGCCTATCTTTCCGTTGCCAAGACGTGATATGATTTGGTTTGAAATACATGAGTTGGGCTTTTCCCATCAGTTCAAACATAACCTGTCATATCATCAAAGTCGTCACACTTTTGGTACCCTAATGGTCTCTGCAGGGGTTCCTATGGAAAGCATATCCAAAATGATGGGACATACAAATATCAGAACGACACAAGGATATGCAAAAGTTACTGATGACAAGATTTCAGAGGATATGGATAAACTAATTGAAAAGAGGATATCATTCACATCTCATTTGGATAAGAATCAGTATAATAGCGTTGTTGAAAAAAGAAATATTTAAGATTATAATCTACTTTAAAAGTGCTTTTTTGATTAATCCCTCTCAGGGTATTTACTTGATGTAATCCTATAAAAACATTTTTGAAAGTGGATTCAGGTTAGTAAAATCACATATTAATAGCTAAATAATACTTGTAATCACTATCTTTGTATTCAATAGATTGATATAATTATTG